TTACTACCCACCTGCAGGATATGGTACAATTCAATTACCACAGACTACAAGTTTTGAAGAGACAAACATACTTAGTGGAACTAATAGTAATGGTAAAATTTGGGCAAACTCAGAGACAGGAGATATTTCTTACGTTGATACAACAAAATCAGTAGGTAAAAGAATTAGAAGACTTGCATCGTACAGACAGAAAGCATATTTTGTTGTTGCTGCTAATTCTCCTACTATATCTATGGATTTTGAAACTGCACACAACTTTTCATATAGTAATAACGGAAATAATGCTCTTGCCGGTTTAACATTTTCTAATATGGAGAATGGAGACTATGGTAACTTGATTATAGATTTAACAAGTGCTACAGGTTCTTTTGGTTTAAATTTACCTGCAGGTGTAAAGGTTGCTAATGGTGGTGGTGGTTCAGTTAGTTTGCCAATTGGTCAGATTCACACTATTACTTTTACATACGATGGAAGTACGTATTATGCCACTGTAGTTAATAATTTCACATAAAATTAAAAATATATGAGTGGACCAATAGTTCAATATTTTGCTAATTCAGGTGGAGAAAGTGCTCCTGTAATTATAGGAGAAACTGTAGATATCTATACAGGTGGTACTGAATACACTGATATTGGTTCTACAAAACCACCATCTGTAGGTTTACAGTATTGGAGGTACTCAGCTACGCATTACGTAGTTCGTGCAAGTGAGATAAATGCATTAAGGTCCGGAGGTAAGATTATTACAGGAGTAGATGTTAGGTTCGCAAGTGCAAGTGGATTGAATACTGATGCAGACTACAGTGCAAAGAACATAGGAATATTTTTAGCACATACAGATGAGTCTCTTGCAAATAGTAATATGACTACTAATATGTCTCAGTCTACAACATTATTTAATTTTTCGGATAGGATACGAGTAAAGAATAAAGGTAACTTGTCTTTATTGAATGCTGATTGGCATACTATAAACTTTGATACCAATTTTGAGTATAACGGAACTGACAACTTAGTATTCAGTTTTTACAATGAAGGTGTTACATCTTACACATCAGGAAGAAGAACCACCTTTGCTTATGGTAACAATAATAGTATAAGAAGTGCTACTTACGGTTCTGACTCAGGAAGTAACCCGGCAACCAACTCTTACTCAATGACTGCATTAGGATTTAGCCAAGACTATTGGCAGATGAATTTAAAAATAAACTATTAGATATGACTTGGGAACAATTAATATTAGATATAGAAGCAACAGGAGCTATATATATTGCAACAGAAGAAACTGCAACTCATAAGGTTGGTGTATTTAATACGACTAACTATTCAAACTTTGAGAGTTGTCAAGCTTTGTTTAATCAGTACGCTATAGATAATGCTAAGATTATTATAGGCTTATCATATTCTTTAGCTATTTCTAAAATTGATGTTACGTTATGATTATAGTAACGAAATGAGTAATATAAGAAAAATATCAATTGGACCTGACTATAAATCAGGAGCTATGCATTACATAGTAGGGCAGTCTGTGCTTAATAGTACATATACTATACATCTTATAAAGTATGTTCCGGAGAAGTCTTCTATTATTATATACATAGAGAAAGAGCAGGAGATAGTTATTTGGAAAGAGTTTACCTCATCTATGCCTATCTCGATTGAGTACAATATAAACTTTTAAACAAAACGACTTATGGAAAACAACGTATCTCTTGAAAAGGAGTTAATGGATATTAATGCTAAATTAGCAGAAGAAGGATTATCCTTTATTGAAAAGTGCGAACTAAAAGATAGGCAGCACAATATTACAATGAAATTAAACGGAGTCAAACCTCAAGATTCACATATTGATTGTATAGGGTGTGGCTCATAAATTAAATTTATGAAATCTCCATTTGCATTTATATGTAAGGCAAAAGATGACAAGAGGTACAGTAATACAAAGAACATCGGAGGAATAGACTTTGTAGTAAGTACCTCAATAGAAGACCACAAGTTCTCAAATAGAGAAGCAGAGGTGGTTGAGTTACCGAACAAGTATAAGGGTCCAATACAGATTGGAGACACCTTGTTGGTGCACCACAATGTTTTTAAGTATTATAATGATATGAAGGGAAAGCAGAGAAGTGGTAGAAGTTATTTTAAGGATGGTTTGTTTCTCGTTGAAGAGGAGCAATACTATGCGTATAAGCACAACGGTAAATGGAATGCTATCAACAGGTATTGTTTTATAAAGCCTGTACCTGTAGAGGAAAGCTACATATACAAACCTCTAACTGAAGAACCTTTGGTTGGAGAGATGTTATATCCAAATGAATACTTACTTAGTAAGGGAGTTGATAAAGGAACTAAGGTTTCTTTTCAGCCACATACAGAGTATGAGTTTGATATTGATGGGCAAAAAGTTTATCGAATGTTTGACCACCACATAACAATGTCATTATGATTTATGTAGATGATAATTTTTTGGATGGGGAAACATTGGACTCAGTTATAACATACTTAACTACGAATGAGTTTAAGAAGTTAACTGCAGGAGATAAAGACTTTTGGTGTCAGATGAGTAATGACGACTTCGATGCCTATGTGTTATCGAAGCTTGAGATGAAGGAACATAAAGAACTGAGAAGTGTATTTAGTTTCTTCAGAGTATCGAATGATGAGTTGGATACAGATTGGAGGATACACGCTGATACTATTATAATGGGAGAGCAACCTGAAAGAGCAATAGTTCTTTATTTGTCTGACTCGTACTCAGATGAATTACACGGTACTGCTTTTTGGGAGCACATTGATATGGGGTGTGCTCAACCATTAGATGTAACAGATGATGAGTTTGATGAGATTCTATTAAGAGATTCAAACGACTTGGATAAGTGGAGCTTGAATAGTGTTGTTGGATACAAACCTAATAGATTGGTTTCGTATCCGTGCAACTACTTTCATAGTAAATATCCAAATAAAAGTTGGAAGGAAGGAAGGGTAGTTTTTGTTATGTTTTATACAACAAGATGATTTATTTTATTTTTGTATATTAAAATAATCAAAATCAAATTAAGTGACATCAAAAGAAATAAAGTTAAAAATAATAGAGGCAGGTCATAAAGCAGTCGAGCAACTTATAAAGGTTGCAAAAGAGGACATTATAAAGTACGATGCTGAAGATGATTTAGCAGCAGACAGGTTAAAGAATGCAGCAGCTACAAAGAAGTTAGCAATATTTGATGCATTTGAAATATTAAACAGGATAGAGTCAGAAAAGGAAGCGATTGAGTCTATAGATAAACAAAGTAACAAAACAAATACGAAACAAGGTTTTGCAGAAAGAAGGTCAAGATAATTTATACAAGCAGATGACAGGTGTTGTACCAAAGAATGTCATCTCATCCAAGAACAGAGCAAAGTCTTGGCAGTATGGATATGAACCTAAGTACGACATAGTTGTTATATCTAAGACCGGACAGATTGGAGACATAATCAATATACAAGGATTAAAGATTGCATTACCTGCAACTCCAAAAAAGTGTCTTCAAAGACACAAAGACAAATCAGAACAGTATTGGGAAAGAACTGAATTACCAAAAGCATTAGATAAAATCAAATCCATCTTTGAGTGGAATGAGATGTCTTCTGAGTTTAAGGATAATTGGGTAGACTATATAGAGGATGAGTTCGAGAAGAGAGAGTATGGAGTATGGTTTATGAATAACGGTAAACCAACTTATATCACAGGTTCCCACTATATGTATTTACAATGGACATCTATTGATGTTGGTTATCCTGATTACAGGGAGGCGAACAGAATATTGTGGTTGCATTGGGAGGCTTGTAAGGCAGACAAGAGAAGTTTTGGTCAAGACTATTTAAAGATAAGACGTTCCGGATTTTCTTTTATGAGTTCATCTGAGTGTGTTAATACAGGAACTCTTGCAAAAGATGCAAGAGTTGGTATCTTATCTAAAACAGGTGCTGATGCTAAAAAGATGTTTACGGACAAGGTAGTTCCAATAAACAACAGGTTGCCATTCTTTTTCAAACCTATTATGGATGGTATGGATAAACCTAAAACTGAATTAGCGTTTAGGATTCCTGCTGCGAAGATTACAAAAAAAAATATGTACGACACAAATAAAGATGAGTTGTACGGATTAGACACCACAATAGATTGGAAGAACACTGATGATAACTCCTATGATGGGGAGAAGCTATTGTTATTGGTTCACGATGAGAGTGGAAAGTGGTTAAAGCCAAATAATATCCTAAACAATTGGCGAGTAACAAAAACTTGTTTGAGATTAGGTAGTAAAATAATTGGTAAGTGTATGATGGGTTCTACATCCAATGCACTTAATAAAGGTGGAGAAGAGTTTAAGAAACTATATCACGATTCCGATGTAACAAAAAGAAATGCAAACGGACAAACAAAGTCCGGATTATACTCTCTATTCATCCCAATGGAATGGAATATGGAAGGGTTCATTGACAGGTACGGAATGCCTGTGTTTAGAACTCCTGACAAACCTGTATTGGGTATTGATGGAGAGATGATACATCAAGGTGCTATTGACTATTGGGAAGCTGAGGTTGAGTCTTTGAAGAATGATGCCGATGCTCTTAACGAATTTTACAGACAGTTCCCAAGAACAGAGTCACACGCATTTAGAGATGAGAGTAAACAATCTATTTTCAATCTAACTAAAATCTATCAACAGATAGACTATAACGATTCCTTGATAATGGAACATCACGTAACTCGTGGTTCTTTATCTTGGAAGGATGGAATAAAAGATACAGAGGTTATATTTAGTCCTGATAGTCGAGGTAGGTTTAGAGTTTCTTGGACACCAAGTAAACATTTACAGAACAGAGTAATAGAGAAGAATGGAATTAAGTATCCCGGAAACGAACACTTGGGAGCTTTTGGGTGTGATAGTTATGATATATCAGGTGTTGTTGGAGGTGGAGGCTCTAATGGAGCTTTGCACGGAAAGACTATGTTTAATATGGATGATGCACCAAGCAATGAATTTTTCTTGGAATATGTAGCAAGACCTCAAACTGCTGAGATATTCTTTGAAGATGTTCTTAAAGCTTGTGTGTTTTATGGTATGCCGATATTGGTAGAGAACAACAAGCCAAGACTTTTATACCATTTCAAAAACAGAGGATATAGAGGGTTCTGTATGAACAGACCGGATAAACAGTATACAAAGCTTTCTAAGACAGAGAAAGAGCTTGGGGGTATACCTAACTCAAGTGAGGATGTAAAACAAGCTCACGCTTCAGCTATCGAGTCTTATATCGAAGCTAACATAGGAATGAAAGACGATATGGAGATGGGGGATATGGTTTTTACAAGGACATTAGAAGATTGGGCAAAGTTCGATATTTCAAACAGAACTAAGTTTGATGCATCTATCAGTTCAGGTTTAGCTATAATGGCTACACAAAAACATCTTTATCTGCCTGAAAAAAAAGTTTCAAAAATAAAGATTAACTTTGCAAGGTACAGTAACAAGGGAAATATAAGCGAAAGAATTAGATGAAACAGGTAAATATTAACATACAAGCTACATCGTTTCCTAATCAATTTGTTTCAGATTCTGAAAAGGCTACAGAGGAATTTGGTTTAAGGATTGGTCAGGCAATACAATATGAGTGGTTTAGAAAGGATGGGGGTAATTGCAGATATTACTCTCAATGGAGAGACTATCACAGATTAAGATTGTACGCAAGAGGCGAACAATCTGTTGGTAAATACAAAAACGAGTTAGCAGTAGATGGAGATTTATCTTACTTAAACTTAGATTGGACACCTGTTCCTGTATTACCAAAATTTGTTGATATCGTTGTTAACGGAATGCAAGACAGAATGTTTGATGTAAACACTTACGCACAGGATGCAGTGTCTCAGTCAAGGAGAAGTCAGTTCCAACAAATGATTGAAGGACAGATGGTTGCCAAACCAATGTTAGAGATTATACAGAAGAAGACAGGAGTTAATCCTTTTACTACCGACCCTGATGAACTTCCTGAATCTGATGAAGAGCTTAAACTGTATATGCAGTTGAACTATAAACCTGCAATTGAGATAGCTGAAGAGGAAGCTATCAATACTCTTTTTGAGTCTAATAAGTATGTTGATATTAGAAAGAGGTTAGATTATGACCTTACTGTACTTGGTGTATCTGTAGCAAAGCACGAGTTTCAAGAGGGAGCAGGAGTCAAGATATCATATGTAGACCCTGCGAATGTAGTTCATAGTTATACTGAGGACCCACACTTTAAAGATTGTTTCTATTGGGGAGAAGTAAAAACAGTTCCAATTACTGAATTACCAAAGATTGACCCTACATTAACTAATGATGATTTAGAAGAGATATCGCAATATTCTCAAAGTTGGTACGATTATTATAATAATGAGCAGTTCTATCAGAATAGTTTATTTAGAAGAGATACTGCAACATTACTTTACTTTAACTACAAGACCACCAAGAAGGTAGTTTACAAAAGAAAAGTTAAGGATAATGGTAATGTAAGTATGATAAAAAAGGATGACACCTTTAACCCACCTACAGATATGATGGAGGAGGGGAACTTCGAGAAAGTTGAAAAGACCATTGATGTATGGTACGAAGGTGTTATGGTTATGGGAACGAACATTATGCTACAATGGAAGATGCAAGAGAATATGGTTAGACCTAAGTCTGCCACTCAGCACGCTATTCCAAATTATGTAGCTTGTGCTCCGAGAATGTACAAAGGAAGAATAGAGTCTTTACTTAGCAGGATGATTCCTTTTGCTGACTTAATTCAGATTACACACTTGAAACTTCAGCAGGTTATAGCAAGAGTAGTTCCTGATGGTGTATTCATTGATGCTGATGGATTGAGTGAGGTAGACTTAGGAACAGGGAATGCTTACAATCCTGAAGATGCATTAAGATTATATTTCCAAACAGGTTCGGTTATCGGTAGAAGTTATACTCAGGATGGAGACTTCAACCAAGCTCGAACACCAATCAGAGAATTACAATCAACATCAGGTGCTTCTAAAGCACAGATGCTTATATCAAACTATAACCATTACCTTAATCAGATTAGAACTGTAACAGGATTGAACGAAGCAAGGGATGGAAGTATGCCTGACCCTAATTCATTAGTTGGTATACAGAAGTTGGCAGCATTAAATTCAAACGTAGCAACAAGACATATACTTAATGGAAGTTTATATATCTGTAAGTCTTTAGCAGAAGCTATGACATACAGAGTTGCTGATATATTAGAATACTCAGACTTCAGAGAAGAGTTCATAAACCAAATAGGAAAGTATAATGTAGCTATCTTAAATGAGATAAGTGAGTTGTACATTTATGACTTTGGTATATTTATAGAACTATCTCCTGATGAAGAACAAAGACAACAGTTAGAAGGTAATATTCAGATGGCTCTTTCAAAAGGAGACATCAATCTTGAGGATGCAATTGATATCAGAGAGATAAAAAATATCAAGCTTGCTAATCAATTGTTGAAGCTTAAGAGAAAAACTAAGCAGGAACGAGATGAGAGAATGGCTATGCAGAAGCAAGCTATGCAGGCTCAACAACAACTTAAGTCTCAAGAGATGGCAGCTCAGACTGCAATGCAAAAACTTCAAGCAGAGACTCAAGCTAAGATGCAATACAGACAAGCTGATATAGCATTCGAGATTGAGAAGATGGAGAATGAAGCAAGACTTAAGTATCAATTAATGCAAAGAGAGTTTGAGCTTAATGTTGAGTTAGCTAAACTAAACCAACAAGGTCTTACAGATAGAGAGATTCGTAAGGAGGATGCTAAAGCTAAAAGAATTAGTCAAGCAAACACAGAGCAATCAAAGATGATTAATCAGAGAAAGAATAACTTACCTCCAATAAATTTCGAGTCTAATGAAGACAGTTTAGATGGTTTTAATTTATCTGAATTTGAACCAAGATAAAGTGGTCTAAAACATTAATAAATTTTGTGTAACTTTGTAATTAAATAAAAATCAAATGGAATTTAAAGTAAGAGAAGTAAACGGAGAAAATGAAAAGTCAAGAGCAGAAGTTGAACAAGAGTTGTTGGACAAGCACGAAGAGCAATTCACAGGCTCCGATGAAGGAAATAACACTAACACTCCAACAGTGGAAAATGGCAACGAGAGTTCCACCACCACACAGGAGCAAGAAGGTATACAGTCGAAAGACGAAACACAAACTCAATCCTCAGAGTTAAGCGAGGAAGATGTTCTTAAATATATTGGAAATAGATACGGAAAAGAGATTAAGTCTCTTGATGAATTAAATCAACAGAGAGAGGAAGAACCTCTACCTGAAGATGTTTCAAAGTATCTAAAGTATAAAAAGGATACAGGTCGAGGATTTGACGATTTCGTAAAACTTCAAAAGGATTACGATGAGATGGACCAAGACCAATTGCTAAGGGAATATCTTACTGCAACTGAAAAAGGTTTAGATGCAGATGATATTGAAGACTTGATGGAAGATTATTATTGGGATGAAGACATTGATGATGATAAAACCATTAAAAAAACCAAATTAGCAAAGAAGAAGATAGTTGCGAAAGCAAAAGATTACTTCACACAGGAACAGGAAAAGTATCGAGTACCTCTTGAGTCGAGCAGGGAAAGTAATTCTGATTTTAGTAATGAAGAGATTGAAGCTTATCGTAATTATATAGCCGAAGCAAAGACTTCACAGGAATCCCTTAATCGTAAGAACGAGGTATTCCATAAGAAAACTGACGATGTGTTTAGTGAGTTCAAAGGTTTTGAGTTTACGCTTGATGACAACAAAGTTTATTTTTCTCCCGGAGATTCTGCTGAATTGAAAAACTCTCAATTGAACCCTCAGAACTTTATCAATAAGTTCTTGGATGAAGATGGGATGATGGTAGATGCAGCAGGGTATCACAAGTCGTTAGCAATGGCAATGCATCCGGAAAAGTTTGCAAAGTTCTTTTATGAGCAAGGCAAATCTGCTGCAGCAGATGAGACAATGCGTGAGTTGAAAAATGTAAAGATGGATACGAAGCGTGCTCCTGAAGTAACTATATCAAAATCCGGAACGCAGTTTAAAGCTTTAGACAATGACAATGGTCGAGGTCTGAAGATTAGAAAAAGAAAATAAAAAAGATTAAAGATTAAAGATTAAAAAAAAGAAAAAATGGCTGGACAATTAAACGCAACTCCCGGTTTTAACTTGCAACCAAGTGCACAAAAAGTGCCTACTGCAAGTAACTACATTACAAACTTCGATTTCTTAAATCAGTATTTACCTGATACATATGAGAAGGAGTTTGAAAGATATGGGAACAGAACAATCTCCTCATTCTTAAGAATGGTAGGAGCAGAAATGCCTTCAAACTCTGACTTGATTAAATGGGCAGAGCAAGGTAGGTTACACACAAAGTATGTAGACTGTACAACTCCTGCAGCAGCAGCAGACCCAACAGCTACATTTACTGTAAACGATGACCCAACAGGTGGTGGACAATCAACTGCAAATCCATTTGGACCAAGTTCACAACTTGCTATTAGAGTTGGACAAACAGTTCACATCTCAGAAGTAGGTGGTACAAGTGCTGCAGTTAAAGCAATTGTTACTGCAACTCCTGCTGATAATGAGTTCACTGTAGCATTCTATGATGCAGGTGGTATGCCGGTAGCAGGTGCAACGAAAACTTTTGAAGTTTTTGTTTACGGTTCTGAGTTCAAGAAAGGAACTGAAGGAATGGAAGGAAGCTTAGAGTCTGATGACTTAATCTTCGAGAACTCTCCAATTATCTTAAAAGATAAGTATGCAGTATCAGGTTCTGATATGGCACAGATTGGATGGATTGAAGTAACTTCTGAGAACGGAGCTAACGGATACTTATGGTACTTAAAATCTGAGCACGAAACAAGGTTGAGATTTGATGACTATATTGAGACTTCTATGATTGAGGCAGTTCCTGCAGCAGCAGGTTCAGGTGCAGCAGCAGCAGGTCTTAAAGGTTCTGAAGGTATCTTCTACGTTGTAGAGAACAGAGGAAATGTATGGTCAGGTGGTAACCCAACTACATTAGCTGAGTTTGACCAAATCATCGGAAGACTTGATAAGCAAGGTGCTATCGAAGAGAACGTGATTTTCGTAAACAGAGAGTTTGGTTTCGATATTGACGATATGCTTGCATTACAATCAAGTAACGCAGCAGGTGGTGTTTCTTACGGTTTGTTTGACAACGAGAAAGAAATGGCATTGAACTTAGGATTCACAGGATTTAGAAGAGGTTATGACTTCTATAAGTCTGATTGGAAATACTTGAACGACCCTACAATGAGAGGTGGTTTAGAGAACGGTGCAGTAAACGGATTATTAGTTCCTGCAGGTTCTACTTCAGTGTATGACCAAATCTTAGGTAAAAACGCTAAGAGACCATTCTTACACGTAAGATACAGAGCTTCTGAAACTGAAGACAGAAGATATAAGTCTTGGGTTACAGGTTCTGCAGGTGGAGCTGCTACATCTTCTTTAGATGCAATGGAGGTTCACTTCTTATCTGAAAGAGCAGTATGTACTTTAGGTGCAAACAACTTCTTTATCTTCAAGGAAGACTAAGATGAATATATTAGGGGGAGTGTCTTTGAAGACACTCTCCTTTTTTTTAAATTACAAATCCAATTAAATTATTTAAAAGTGGAAAAGACAAACACAAAAAGAACTACTAAGAAAGTTCAATTCGTAGACAAGCATTATAAGTTAACAAAAGACAGAGCTCCATTAACTTATGTATTAGCATCAAAACACTCTCAAAGATACCCTTTATTGTATTGGGATTCAGAAACAGGACAGAACAGAGAGTTGAGATATGCAAGAAATCAAAAGTCTCCATTCGTAGACGAGCAAGATGGAAACGCAATATTAGAACCTGTTATGTTTGAAGATGGGTTTTTGCACGTTCCAAAAACAAATCAAGTATTACAAGAATTTTTACACTACCATCCAATGAATGGTAAATCTTTTGTAGAAGTAGATGCAGAGAAGGATGCTTCTGTAGAGGTTGAAACATTAATGGTAGAGGCAGATGCAATGGCAGAAGCAAAGAAGCTTAATATCTCTCAGTTAGAGAATGTCATTAGAGTGGTTTATGGTAGAGATACATCTACTACATCAACTGCAGAGCTTAAAAGAGATGTATTAATCTTTGCTAAACAATATCCACAAGACTTCTTAGATGTTATCAATGACCCTGAATTAAGTTTGATGGGAACTATTGAGAAGTTTTTTACTGAAGGTTTATTGACTTTCAGAAAAAGTGGGAAGGAAGTATGGTATAATACAGAAAAGAATAAAACGAAATTATTAAATGTTCCATTTGGTAAAGATTCTTCAGACTTAGTTCTATCTTATTTCAAGAGTGACGATGGTATTGAAGAATTAAAATATTTGGAGTCATTGTTATAATATATAACCAAAACTATTATGATTAAATATTTACACATACCGGTTGATGGTGCAGACCCAATTCAAGTTCCTATAGGGGATGGTATATTTGTAGAAAGAAAATCTGATACAAAAATGAAATTGTATTGGACTACATCATTAGACCATCACGTTGAGTTACTAACTGTTGGTTCAACTGCAGCAATGGTAAAAGCAATTGAGGATGCTTTGATAGAAGGTTCGGTTACAAATTGGACAGATGCAGTAGTACCTGTTAAGCTTCCTGATGATGAGACCGTTACTTCAGCTACAGTGACTACAGGACCGTAATAATTATTTAGTTCTTATTAGGAGACCTCTTCAAAAATGAAGGGGTCTTTTTTTTTGTTTATCTTTGTATCAAAAGAGAACAGATGATAAATTCAGTTAGACAAACAGTGATGTCTGTTTTGAATAAGAATAACTACGGATACATTTCTCCATCAGATTTTAACTTGTTTGCGAAACAAGCTCAGATGGATTTGTTTGAAGATTATTTTTATCAGTACAACTATCAACTGAACAAGGAAAATAAAAGGTTGTCAGGAACAGAGTACGCTGACATCAAGCAGGGGTTAGAGGAAGTTATTGATTCATTCTCTGAGTACAAGCCTCTGCAACAATATCAACCTGATGATAGAGGTGTATACGCAAGTTTGTATCAAACTCCAAGTCCTGTATCTACAGGAGATAGTTGGTACAGATTAAACAAGCTTTTAGTATATTCTAAGTTTATAACTCAAGGAACTACAGATGGTACAGTGGTTACCGATACATTTATTGTTGATAGTACAAAAAACTTCAATACATTAGGAGTAAAGGAAGGGGACCACGTAGTAGCGATAATCAATAATGTTGAGACATCATTCATTGTTCTTACAGTTGATACAAATGGAACATCAATAAACTTGAACAAACCTCTTTTCACTACGACAGGTATTGAGTATACTATCTTTGATGGAAGCTTGGTAAAGGAAGCTGAAAGAGTTAGTCATTCAAAGATAACTATGCTTAACAACTCTATACTAACAAAGCCAACTTTACAGTATCCATCGTATACTGAGGAGGTAGGACCAAGTGGCAGTGGTTTGGCAGGGTTTCAAAACTTACAGATGTATCCTAACAACAAAGTAAATAAGTTAGGTCAGGTAATGTGTCAGTACATCAGATATCCATTTGACCCTAAATGGACATACGGTACGTTACCAAATGGAGAACCTTCATTTGACCCTACATCGAATGAGTATCAAGACTTCGAGTTGCCTCTTAGTGATGAGCCAAACTTAGTTAACAAGATACTTCAGTATGCAGGAATGTCGATTAGAGAGATAGCTGCAGTTCAATTTGGTCAGGCAGAAGAAACTGAAAATACACAAGAAGAAAAATAGATTATGGCATATATAAATCAATATCAGTATTATGAGAACGGAGGTAACACTCCGGAGGATGCCAATTGGGGTTCTTATCAATACGTTTCTCTTGATGACATTGTTAACAATTTTATGTTAATGTATCAAGGAAACCACAGTTTAGTAAATAATGAACCAAGATTTAAGATTTTGTTTCACGCAAAAAGAGCAATTCAGGAATTGAATTACGATGCGTTCAAAGAAATAAAGATATTAGAGCTGAGGGTTTGTGATACATTGAGATATGTACTACCATCTGATTATGTGAATTGGGTAAGGATATCTATATACAGAGATGGATTACTTATGCCACTTACAGAGAACATCCAAACAAATTGGTCTAAGGCTTATTTGCAGGATAATGATTGTAGGATACTTTTCGATGTAGATGGTAATGCATTGGAACCAAACAGTTCTAACCTTGACTTAGATAGGATTACAGGAAATAAGAAAAGTATATACCTTCAACCGGGTTCTCCTTACGATGGGAACTACGGATGGTGTGTAGATGGTTATTGGTACTTCGACTATCCAATCGGAGCAAGGTACGGTTTAAATACAGAGACTGCAAATCAAAACCCTACATTTAAGATAGACCCTAAAGGTGGTGTTATAAACTTTAGCTCTGATATGGCTAACGAGCTTTGTGTGCTCGAATATGTTTCAGATGGTATGGAGAATGGAGATGATAGTTTGGTTACCGTAAACAAGCTATTTGAAGAGTTTATATATGCTCACATAGAATACTCTATATTGAATAGTAAGCTTGGAGTTCAAGAGTACATTATAGCAAGAGCAAGAAAAAGAAGGAGTGCTCTTTTAAGAAATGCAAAAATCAGAATCAGCAATATACATCCCGGTAGATTACTACAGAATTTGAGGGGTAGAGATAAATGGATAAAATAAGATGGCGAATTTTACAAGGAACTTCACAGGTGGTAAAATGAATAAGATGGTCGATGAGAGACTCGTTCCAAATGGAGAGTACATTGATGCATTTAATATTCGTATGGGTTCAACTGAGAATGCTGAGATAGGTGTTATAGAGAACGCAAAAGGAAACACAAGACTTACTACTTTAAATTATAAAGGAACTGCACTTTCAAATCAAGCAAGGTGTATCGGAGCTTTTGAGGATGGTGTAAACGAAACTATATATTGGTTTGTACACGATGGAAACTTTCAGGGAGCTTCATCTCCAACAGGAATAGTTGATATGATTGTGTCTTACAATGTGTCATCTAATACTTTGAGATATCTTATCCAAAGTGTGAATGATGGAACAGGAACTAAAACTACTTTGAATTTTAGTGAAGAGCATCTTATTACAGGAATTGACAAGGTAGAAGACTTGTTGTTTTTTACAGACGACTACAATCAACCGAGAAGAATAAATGTCACAAATACTTATCTTGACCCAACAACAACAGGTGTTCCTGTAGATGGTTTTGATGGCGAAGATATATTGGTTATAAAGAAACCACCTGTAACATCTCCATCTGTAAAATTGGTAAAAACAGGAGGTCAAGAAAACTACTTAGAGGAAAGGTTTATAAGTTTTGCTTATAGATATAGATACGAGGATGATGAGTATTCTGCAACATCTCAATTTTCGGATGCTGCTTTCGTTCCTGATGAATTTAATTTTACTCAGGAATCTTACCTTAATGAAGGTATGACAAACTTCTTTAACACTGCTGATATAACATTTAACACAGGAGGAAAATCAGTAAAAGGTATTGACCTTTTATTCAAAGACTCTGCAAGTAATGTAGTAAAAATAATAGAGAAGATTGATAAAGCTAACAACGGATATGTAGATAATCAAGATGTTACTTACACATTTAAGAATAGTAAGATATTTACTATACTTCCTGAAGCAGATATATTAAGGCTTTACGATAATGTTCCAAGACTTGCAAAAGCTCAGACCGTTATGGGTAACAGGCTTATGTATGGTAACTACGTTGATGGATACGATTTGATTGACGAGGACCGAAACCCTGTTCGATTAGATTTTACTGTAGACCAAACAAATGAAGATTTTGATGCACAAGAAATAAATGGAACTAAACTTCAAGCAGTTTACAATCTTGATGGTACATCTACAGTTCCTGAAGGAAAAGCACAATTTGATTTGGAAGGATTAGATTTAACCGAAGGAGTTATTCTTACATTTATATTTTCATTTCAGCACTATGATTGGACAGGTGCGACTCCATTACCTACAAATATAAATGAACCTCCTATTGAACTTATTGTGAATTTTCAATTAACAAGAGATTATTCATCTGTGTTTGAACTAACTCAATCAGATGAGTGGTTAAGTCAAATAGGAACAAGTTTACCGAGTGGTAATATACAACCAATGATTACTGCAGATGATGGTACAACTGCAACAGATTTGTATAATCAAATATTTGTAGACAATATTGTAAATGGAGGAACTACTTTATTAAAGTATCAAAGTGGTATAACAGCCACAGAACAAGCTATTGACACAATAGGTTTTACTGATAACTCAAAGGTGTCTTGGATATTTCCTGCAGTTCAGTATGCTGATTCTTTAAACAATCCGACTATAGTTAATACTGAGTATTTTCAATTATTAACTGCAAGTGTTACCTACTCTAAGTCAGGTAATGGTAGAAGTTTACACAGTAACAGAGGTTACGAGATTGGTATGATATATATGGATGAGTTCAATAGAGCATCCACTGCATTAGTAAGTCAATACAATACGCAGCATATTGATTGTGACAAGTCAGATACTAAGAATAGCATACAGGTTACAATACCAACTACACAGAAAGCACCGTATTGGGCGAAGAGTTATAAGTTTGCTATAAAGCCTGACAAGGAAACATATGATACCATATTTACTAACATATTCTTTAAGGACCCACTAACTAATGATACCTACTTTTTATTAGAAGGAGAGAACTCTGCAAAGATTACTGAAGGTCAAAGACTAATAGTTAAGGCTGATACAACAGGTCCAACAAGTAACTGCATATATGCAACTGTATTAGAGAAAGAAGCAAAAACAGCAGACTTCATTAATCCTATAGATGACGATGGGAACCCTCTTGATGCAATAGCAGGTACATATATGAAGATTAAAGCTTCAAACTTTTCAGTACAATCTTCAGCAAATGCTATAATAGACTCAGGTGTTAAGAGTGCAGAAGCCAAAAAAAATGACACCTATCCAAGTCTTTCAATACCTGTGGTTCTAAATGCAGGTGGAACAAGTGCTGAGGCTTATGATGTTCCGGGAGGTTCAAGGATTGAGTTTGACTTTGAATTTGAAAGACCGGGTTCAGGAGATGGAGATAACAAGTGTGAAAGAAGAAAGTACACTTTGAATAAAACTTATGTAGCATCTCAAGATTACGATAGCTTCTATGATTGGTTTATAGGAGATAATATTAAAGGTACTTTAGATAGTGGTATTGAAGATGTTGGTGGAACATCAGGTTCAATAGATAATGAGTTTATCCCAACAATAAATAATTCGTCTACCTGCAAACCTGCTTTTGTATCTTTAGGAACAAACTACTATCAGTTTTGTAGAGACAATGGTTCTGCAGGTGTTCCTGAATATTTTACTATGAGTGGAACAAGAGCTTGTAATGGAGCTTCTGTATCTAAGAAGAAGAGGTCTTATATCAGGTCAAGGATTATTGTATATAGAGCAGAGTCAACATTAATATTTGAAAGTGAGCCTATTGATGCAGCTCCTGATGTATGGTATGAAGGTTCTGATAGCTTTGGTATAATTCAAGGAGATGATAAGTGTCAGATTAGATTAAGAGTTGATACAGATGAAAACCAATCAATCGCTTTTGACTATACTGATTTGGATGGTAACCCTGCACAAATTACTGTCTCAGATGATAGTAGCACGACAGTATTAGGGGTATGTGGTTCTGCATCTATAAACCCTTTAACACCTCCTAACGACCCATCAAATATAGATATTAATTACACTCCACTTGTTCAAGGTTGTCACTTAGGTAATATCCAAAACCAAATACTTACAGGTTCAGGTCAGCAGGCTGCTTTATCTGATTCAGGTTTCTTTAACTGCTATGCATTTGGAAATGGATGTGAGAGTTACAAGATAAGAGATGGTGTATTAGGAAAGGAGTTGAAGCTTGGGAACAGAGTAACAACTACTCAGCAGATAGACTACCAAGAGGTAAGAAGACATTCAGATATCACTTATAGTGGTGTATACAATGATGAGTCAAATGTAAATAGACTTAACGAGTTTAACTTAGGCTTATTAAACTTCAAAGCGTTGGAGGAGTCTTTTGGTCCTATTCAAAAACTATTTGCAAGAGAGACAGATATACTTACTTTGCAAGAGGACAAGATATCTTATGTATTATCAGGTAAGAACTTATTATCCGATGCAGGAGTTGGAAGTTTACTTCAGTCAGTTCCGGAAGTATTAGGTACTCAGATTGCAAGGATTGAAGAGTTTGGAATTAGTTTCAACCCTGAGAGTTTTGCACAATGGGGAGCAGATAAATATTTTACTGATGCTAAAAGAGGTTCGGTAATTA